TGCTAGAAATGTTGCTATAGGTTATCAAGCTTTAAGCGGTGAAGATGAAAATGGTAGAAATGTAGCCATAGGTTATGAATCTTTAAGAGATTTAAACGCAGGAACTGATAGTTTTAATACATCTGTTGGTTATGAATCAGGTAGAGTAATGACAACAGGTGTTCGCAATACATTACTTGGTGCTAAAGCAGGTGATGCTTTGACATCTGGTAGTTACAATATCGCTATAGGTTACGACGCTTTAAGTACAGAAGATTCTTATGGCAGAAACATAGCTATAGGTTATGAAACTTTAAAATATCAAAATTCTACTACAGACGCTTATAATATCGCAATAGGACATCAAGCTGGTTTAGCTATTACTGATGGTATTCAAAATACTATAATTGGTGGTCTAGCTGGTGATGCTCTAACTTCTGGAGCTAAAAACGTGGCTATAGGATATCAAGCTTTGTCTGCTGAAGACGGTCACGGGCGTTGCGTCGCTGTTGGCTTTCAAGCTTTAAGATCGCAAGATGCAGGTGCAGAAGCTTATAATGTAGCTGTAGGTTACAATGCTGGTGAAGTAGTTACAACAGGTACATCAAACGTTTTAATAGGTGGTTTTGCAGGTGACGCATTAACTTCAGGTGGCGAAAATATTGCAATAGGTTATGGTAGTTTAAGCACAGAAGATGCTCATAGCGGTAATATTGCTATAGGAAGTTTTGCTTTAAACGCCCAAAATGCGGGAGCAAATGCTTACAACGTTGCTGTTGGACATCAAGCTGGTTTAGTTGTTTCAACAGGTATTAGAAACACACTTTTAGGTGCATTTGCAGGTGACGCATTAACTTCAGGTGGTTACAACGTTGCAATTGGTTATGCAGCTTTATCAAGCGAAGATACTAATGGTGGAAATACGGCTATTGGATACGCTGCTTTAAGCGCGCAAGACGCTGGTGCTGATGCTTATAATGTAGCTATTGGTTATGAGTCTGGTAAATTAGTTACAACAGGTGTACAAAATGTTTTAATAGGAGGTAAAGCTGGTGACGCATTAACTTCAGGAGACCACAACGTAGCTGTAGGATATAATTCTTTAAGCAATGAAGACGCTAATGGAAGAAATGTTGCTATAGGTTATCAAGCTTTAAGAGTTCAAAATGCAGGTGCAGATGTTTACAATATAGCTATAGGTTATAATGCTGCAGAATCGATAACAACAGGTGCACAAAACACTATTATAGGAGGTTTAGCAGGTGATGCATTAACTACCGGTGGTTATAACGTTGCTGTTGGTGGAAATGCCTTAAGCGCAGAAGACGGTCATGGATTAAGTGTAGCTATAGGTTATGGTGCTTTAAGACATCAAAATGCAGGAGTTGACGCTTACAACGTAGCAGTAGGTTTGAATGCTGGTGTAAGTGTTACAACAGGTGTTAGAAATGTAGTATTAGGTGGTTTAGCAGGCGACGCGTTAACAACAGGTGGTAATAATGTAGCTATAGGTTATGGTGCTTTATCAAGCGAAGATGCTAATAGTTTTAACGTGGCTATAGGATCGTCTGCTTTAACTAGTTTAAATGCAGGTGCTAACGCTTATAACGTGGCCGTAGGATTTGAAGCTGGTAAAGCTGTTACAACAGGAGACACTAATACTTTAATAGGTGGTCTAGCAGGTGAGACTTTGACTACAGGTAATCAAAATACAGCTGTAGGCTATAATGCTTTAAGCTCTGAAGTAGCAGGTGATAGAAACGTGGCGATAGGTAGAGAAGCTTTAGCAAGTCAAAACAATAGCTCAGACGCAGATGTTTACAACGTTGCTGTTGGATGGCAAAGTGGTTTATCCGTTACAACAGGTATTAGAAACTCACTTTTAGGTGGAAAAGCTGGTGATTCTTTAACTACTGGATCTAACAACGTGGCAATTGGTTATGCAGCTTTAAGTACAGAAGATGAACATGGTGGAAATACCGCTATTGGATATGCTACTTTAAACGCACAAAACGCAGGAGGAGATGCTTACAACGTTGCTGTTGGACACACTGCTGGTTTAAGTATAACAACGGGTACACAAAATACTTTGATAGGTTCATTTGCAGGTGATGCTTTAACTACTGGATCTGGATCAACAATACTAGGCCACTTAGCTTTAAGTGCAGAAGATACTGGTAATTTTAATACAGCTATAGGTCAAGGCGCTCTACAAGTACAAGACGGCGCTTCTTATAATGTAGCTGTTGGTAGGCAAGCTGGTTACGCTGTTACAACAGGAAATTTTAACACGCTTATAGGTACACAAGCTGGTGACGCTTTAACCACAGGAGCTGGAACAGTAGTAGTAGGTGCAGAAGCTTTAAGCGCAGAAGATACTGAAAGCTTTAATACAGCTATAGGTCATGAAGCACTTAAAGTACAAAATGGTGGTGCCACTAATACAGCTGTAGGTAGGCAAGCTGGTGTTGCTGTTACAACTGGTGATAATAACACTATACTTGGTGCTAACGCCGGTGACGCTCTTACTACTGGATCTAATAATGTTATAATGGGTAAAAGTTCTGCTGCTAGTTTAGTTGGAGGAGGTAATAATGTTATTATAGGTGAAAGCGCAAACGTAGCTACAAACGCTAGTAACTCTGTTGTTATAGGCTATGGTGCCGGTAGTGGTTCTATTGGCAGTAATGAAATACTTTTAGGTAATAGCTCTATTACTGATTTTAAATGTCAAGTATCATTAACAGTTTTATCAGATAAAAGAGATAAAACTAATTTTGAAATAATTCCTCATGGTTTAGATTTTGTAGATAAATTAAAACCTACATCATATGAATTTAAAGAGGAAAGTAATAGAAACAGTACAAAAGGAGATGGTTATAAAAGATACGGTTTTCTTGCTCAAGAAATATTAGAGCTTGAAGGAGAAAACCCTGTTATAATAAATAATAAAGAACCAGAAAAACTATTATATACAGAATCAAACTTAATACCAATATTAGTAAAAGCAGTTCAAGATCTTTCTGCTAAAGTAAAAGAACTAGAAAACAAATAATAATTAATAATTTTTTTTTAAAAAAAACAAAATGGAGTACACACAGGAACAAGCAAACATTGACGTAGCATCATCAGTAGATAATATTGTAATATGCGAAACTATTCAAGCTATTGCTGAAAAAGACAGAACTGAAGATCAAGTTGGTGATTTATTCAGAAGCGAAGGTCATTTAAGATTAAAAATGGCTCAAGAATTATTCGTATCTACTTTATCTACAGATCAAGCAAGTCGTATTGCTGCTTTAAAATTGTAATACAAAATGGCTAAACTAAATAAAAGTAAAATGGCTTGTAATAAGCCAAGAAGAACTCCCAGTCACAAGACTAAATCACACGTGGTTAAAGCTTGCTCTGGTGGTATTCAGAAAATTATAAGGTTTGGTCAGCAAGGTGTTACAACAGCCGGTAAACCTAAAAAAGGTGAATCAGCTAAACAAAAAGCAAGACGTAAAAGTTTTAAGGCTAGACATAGAAAGAACATAGCAAAAGGTAAGCTAAGTGCAGCTTACTGGGCTAATAAAGTTAAGTGGTAATGAGTAATAAAAAAAAGTTTAAAGATACTACCGTAGGCAAGTTATTGCTAGGAGCAGCAGGTATGATTAACCCAACGCTTGGGCAAGTTTTACAAGGTGTTACAACACCTAAAGAAGCTATAGCAGAAATAACTAAAGCAGATGTAAGTACTGAAGACAAAATTAAATTACAACAGTTAATATACGAGCAACAAAATAAAGGAATAGAAGCTATAACAACGCGTTGGCAAGCAGATAGTATGTCTGACTCGTGGCTATCTAAAAATGTACGTCCATTAGTTTTAGTGTGGTGTATATGTATATTTTCTTTAGCTGGTATATTAGATTCAGTTGATACTATACCTTTTAACATAGGTGTTACGTGGAACGATACGTTTGAAAAAGTAATGATGGCTGTTGTGTTAGCTTATTTCGGTGGGCGTACAACAGAAAAGGCTACAAGCTTATTTAAAGGTAAATAAACCTTATTATAAGTGATTAGTATATAGTAAATTAAATAATAATTAAATCAAATTAAAATGAGTAAAAAAATTGAAGAAAAAGAGCTAGAACAGTTAAAAGCTCAAGAGTCTGTTAAGTTAAGATTAATATCTGATGTAGGCGCTGTCGAAGCACAAAAGCACGAGCTGCTTCACGCTTTTGCAGAAGTAGTAAGTAAGTCAAAAGAGTTAAATGCTACTCTTGAAGAAAAATATGGTAAAATAACTGTAAATCTTGAAGACGGATCTTACGAAGAAATCGTAGAAGAAGAAGTTGAAGAAGATGGCGAAGCTAATTAGAAAAATAAGTATAGGTACAGATTATAAAAATGAAGCAATGCATTACTCCGTAGGTCAACAAGTCTACGGAGGTCATTGTATCTGTGATATATTACATGATCAAAACGACGGATCATATAATATATATATAGAAAAAAACAATGAAATAATACCTTGGAAAAAATTTAATTCCAATATGGCTGTTTCAATAGAATATAATCTAGAGTATTAATGCAAAGTTTATACAATTTTATTATAGAACCTGAGAACAATAGGTATAATAATGAAATAGAAATCAACGGTAAAAAGCTTATTATTAACACAACAATGGACGATCATAAGTTTGTTAATAGAGTTGGTATAGTTAAGTCAATACCTTTAGTTGGTAAAACAAACATAAAAGTTGGTGACAAAGTAATAGTACACCATAATGTTTTTAGAAGGTTTTACGATATAAAAGGTAGAGAAAAAAATAGTAGTTCGTATTTTAAAGAAGATATGTACTTTTGTTATTTTGATCAAATATTTTTATACATGCAAAATAACCAGTGGAAAGCTCCTTTAAACTACTGTTTTATTAAACCTATACTTAATAATAAAAAAGACATTATAACGGCTGAAAAAGAAAGAAAGCATATTGGTATATTAAAATATGGTAATAAGTCGTTAGAAGCGTTAGGAATAAACGAAGGAGACTTAATAGGTTTTAACCTTAATAGTGAGTATGAGTTTATTATAGATAATAATAGATTATACCGCATGCAGTCCAAAGATATTACAATTAAATATGAATACAAAGGAGACGAAGTTGAATATAATCCAAGCTGGGCAAAAGGCTGTGGAGGAACTTATTAAAGTTGCTAAGGAACCTATAGTTGATTCAGATGATGATATATCTGCTGATCGTTTAAAAAATGCAGCAGCAACAAAAAAGCTAGCTATATTCGATGCTTTTGAAATACTTACTCGAATACAAGAAGAGGAAGATATGTTAAATGATAAACCTAAAGAAGTTAAAGAAACTAGAACTTTTAAAGGTTTTGCTGAAGGTAGATCAAAATGAGTTACGAACAAACTCTAGTAAAAGTACTAAAAGACTACATAAAGCCTAAAACATTAAACAAAAACAATAGGTATAAGAAGTGGGATTACGGATATAACGAAGACTATGATATAGTTGTTATATCTAAAACAGGTGAAATAGATCAAATAATTGAAATACAAAACCTTAAAATAGCTTTACCAAAACCTGTTGAAATTAAAAAATTTAATTCAAATACTTGGGAATATACAGAATACCCTAAAGTATTAAAAAGAATAAAATCAGTATTTGATTGGGAGCAATATCCTACAGAATTTAAAGAACAGTGGTATGATTACATCGATAATGAGTTTACCCGCAGGGAGGAAGGTTTTTGGTTTTATAACAAAGACGTTCCTACTTACGTTACTGGTACTCATTACATGTACTTGCAGTGGAGTAAAATCGACGTGGGAGCACCAGACTTCCGTGAATCAAATAGATTATTTTACATATTCTGGGAAGCTTGTAAGGCCGATTATAGATCCTATGGAATGTGTTACCTTAAGAACAGACGTTCTGGGT